TGTGTTTGTTGTGTGGCTGGTTGCGGTGAAGCCTGAGTCTGCTGTGTGGCTGGTTGCGGTGAAGCCTGTGTTTGTTGTGTGGCTGGTTGCGGTGAAGCCTGAGTCTGCTGTTGAGGCGGCTGGGTGGGCTGTGGTGGGTTACGAGCTAGCTGAACAGCTTTTCTATTTAATTGATCTAATTGATTTGTTATATCATTAAACTTTGGATCATCCTGTATGCCCAACTTAGAACCATCTGCTTCAAGTTTTGCTTTAAGTTTTAAAATATGCTGCGCATATGAATTGACCAGCGAGGCAGCTTTTTTAGCTGTTGCAGATGCGGCGGCATCTGCCGCGGCACCAGAAAAACCAAGCTTTCCAGCTGCTTTGCTACCTAAACTTGACAGAGCGCCGGCGCCTTGAGCTTTTAACCTATCTAATACACCTTCATCGAGGTCGTCTCCATACATTTCGGTGACTTCTTCTATAATAATTTCAATTAATCTTTGTTCGCTAATTTGCATAGCTAAGATCCTTTGCAGCAACGTCTAACTGGCTGCAGCATCCATTTATTTGTCCAAGTATCGGTGTTCATGTTTAATTCCTTCGTCTCCAAAAATCATGTTAAAAATATATGAGGTTCCTGATGATAGCCAACCTAAAAGAAAAAAGTTCGCTACAGATACATCAAAACTAAATAGTTCGGTGAACGGAGAAAGTAGCATTAAAAACCATCCTACGTGGAAACCCATGCACATAGGACAGCTAAACAATTCTCCAAGTTTGCCTTCGGTAGGCCTGATATCTTTGAATACTTTTCCGTAAACTAGTATTTGCGTAAGGCCATAAGCACACAAAACAAAAGCTAATAATTCCATTTTCCTCTCTGGTTAAACTGTGTATATGTAATTAAGTGAATAGGGATCTCTAACAAATTGTTGTTTCATTGAACCCTTTTCGGTAGATTGCGGAACTTCTCCCAGTTCTGTAGAGTCTTCCTTATCTGGGTGTGTAAGCTCATCATCTTGCATAGAAATAATGGCCTCTTTATTTTCAAAGTAGGGTCGCTCTTCTTCAATAAACTGCGAGATATTAATCAAGGCCAGCTTAGGTCCGTTGATATCCGGATTAGCTGATTCCTGAATAACAGCCTCTAAAGCTCCAAAATAAGAGCCGGCTTGAACGCTTTCTGGTACCAGTATACCTTTCTTGATTAATTGTGTCATTAGTCTATTTTGCGCTCCATAAACTAAATCGCTCATGGTTTCTTTTGGGAATGCAACTATTTTTTTATTTGTTGGAGACAATACAATATCAATGTCTCCGTGATCAAAAATCATAACATCGCCATTAAGAGATTGCCTAGCATTAAGCTCTAGCCTTACTTTTTTTGAATTAGCTTTCTTCCCAATCCTAATTACTACTGGCATCGTTTCTTATTTCTCCCACTAATTGTTGAACTTTTAAAATTGTTAAAAGCATCGAATGGTCGGCATGATTTTCTTTTAGCAAATCTAATTTTTCTATAATTAAATCAGTTTTTTCTACCATTTTTTCATCACTAGAAATATTTTCGTCAGACCTAGATTCAGCTAAGCACAATTTTAGTCTTCCAATTTCTTCGTTTAAATACATTTTAAGCTCTAAAGAATTATCAACAAATGATCTTATGTACAGATTTAATAATTCTTTTTGTTCTTCTAATAATTTATCATTATATTTTGAATTAAATTTATCAACAAAAGTGTTCAAAACAACATTATCGATTTGTGTATCTTGTTCTTCTTGTTTTTCCACCAGCATATCCTGTATAACTAAGTTCTCCAAAATGACTTTATTTTTTGGGTCTGTGTCAGTCGAAAACATTTTGTAAATATTTGCAAGTGATTTATAATTTGGAACAAAATTGTTGAACACTGAAGGCTCTAATTGTTTGTTAACGTCATTGATCAGGTCGGTCTGGCTAACAAACAAACCATGGGGGTCTAAAACCCTATGAGCCAACTTAGCTTCGTTTACAATTTTTTGACATATTTCTTTATCCAAGCCTTTAGTCTCGTACAACGAGCGATAGCATTCAAGATCTTTATTTAAAATTGAGTTATTTGAAAAATGTTTTTTTATTATATTAACAACTATATTTTTTCTTTTATGATCCCCTTGCAATATTGCAGAAGTTCCTTCTCTAATTAAGGCCTCGTACACAAACGCTGTATTTCTTTTTTTGTTGTACTTAGTTTTCATCATCTTGCTCCGTAATTAATTTTTGCTTGTCTTCTAAACTGCTGATTAAATGGTTTAACGAGTCGTTCACTTCGAAAAGTTTTTGTTCTTCGATTGACTCTTTCAATGTATAAGTAGACTCATCTTGCTCGTAAACGCCTTTTGAAATGCTCGGGATTTTGGAAGTGGTAAGATCTCTGGAGCCCGGGAACTTCGCTCTTGTGGACGAGCCAGCCTTTTCTGCATTGTATTTAGCGCGCATACTTTTGGCCCTACCTGCCATTGAACGTTGGTCATTTGTCCCGTCTTTTGCAACATATGTGCTTTTTTCATATTCTCTAACTTTACGTGAGCCCGGCGGCACTGCTAAGAGGGGTGAGTCACCTCCAGCATCAGCAGCTGGCTCAGCAGGGGGCGCAGCGTCACCAGCCGGCATCTCAGTAGGGCCGGCTCCAGCATCCGGAGTTCCAACATTATCAAGTGATAAATCACCACCCAAATCTCCGCCGGCAGGGACTGCGCCGCCAAGGGCACCAGCGGTTTCGCCGGTGGCTGCAGCTTCTGCAACTTGTTGGAGTGAAGCGTCATACTTACGATCGTAATAAATCTCTCTTTGATTTCTGACAAACTCTTCGTTCGACATGCCAAAAATATGTTCAGTAACCCAACGTCGAGAGAAATAGCCCTCGGTAGCTGATGCTGCAATATCAAACTTAGCTTTCCAGAACTCAATCTCTTGCATTTCAGCAATTTTAGATGGGTTATTAAGAGCAAGCTTAAAGTTAATTAAGTCATCGCCGCGAAACCCAAGTGTGTAAAGGTGGATAATGCCAATCTTTTCAAGTTCATGAATAATCACACGTTGTAATCTTTGGATTGTTCTTGCAAAGCGGATATCTTTTTGTGCCAGCGTAGTCTTGTCTTCTGCGGCGCCTTCACCCATAGACAAATATGGCTGTGGAATTTTCAGCGCTGCGAACAACTTGTCACGCAAGTACTTAACATCTTCAACGGCGCCGGTATTTTGACCGCCGGCTAAGTTAGTAACATCAGTAGCAGAGCCCGGGCGGACTGGAATGAAGTAATCTTCTTCGATACTCATTGGGTTATAACGCAAATCAACACGGCCGGTCTTTTGATCAACGACCGAGTGTCGTTTAAGATTGCTAACAATCTTTTCCATGTACTGCTCAATATCGTTTGGCGGAATACCACCAACATCAATTTTGAACAACCTTCTTTCAGAAGAACGGATAACGCGATAAGCCATCATTGCATCTTCTACTAAGGTAAGCTGTCTAAATATCCGGCGTGCAGGATCTAAAATAGAAGTACCGTATGGTGAATGTTTGTCATTACCAAGAACTCTAAAGTGAGCTATTTGCCAATTTTCAAAAGTCATGCCGGCACTATTCCACTGATATTGGATATAATTTGGGTTGGTTGAATCTTGACCTTCAAGCCTCTCTACTTCCGTGATGGGTAGTGAGATAACAGACTGAACCCCAAACCTATCGTCCATGTCTAGATAAAGAAAAAAGTCTCCATACTTGCACATTGTGCGAGCCCAACCAAAAAGGTTATATTCAACATTTAATACTTTTGTGTATAAATTTGCGAGAACTGCTTTAATTTCTTCATTAGAACATCTGATATTTAACATTGGGCGTAAATCAGAATAGGTAGTCATTTCATCAGCGTAAATATCTAAAGCCGATGCAATCTCGGGCATATACTCCATTTGATCAAAGTCAATGTATCTTTCAACACGACGTTGGTTTTGCATCGCGTTAAGGGCAAGGTTGTCGAGTGGACTATACTGAGACTTCTTAAACTGCTGTCCGGACGCGGTTCTAAATCTAGACGAGAATTTATCTAAATGCTGGCGCCTAATTTTTGTTCCAGTCTGTGAACGATAATTAACGATAGGCCCCGAAAATAATCTTGTAAGCGCCTTGAACAAATCATTCTGCTGGTTCAGCGGGTTTCTGCTATTGTTGTATTTTTTCTTGTTGTTATCTGGCATTTATAATCTCACTTTATAATCCATTTAAATTGGTCATACATGTTTTTTGCTTCATTCATTTTATCAAATAATTCATCTTTTTTGTAGCCTTGTTGGCCTCTTATTTGTGTGTTTATGGTTGTGTTAGACTTATATACAGCATTCAAAAAAGCTTTTTTATAATTCAATTCTCTTTCGTTGTTTTGTATAGCTGTGTCTCTCACCCAGCATGCGATTGCTAAAGCCATAATTAAATCATCATGGTACCCCTTCATTGCTTGCGGCTTGCCATTCCTCCAAATAAAAGTCTTCATCTCGTTGATAGTTCGAGCCGAATATATGGTAATTAGTTTATTTCTGATAAACTCTTCTAATTTAGCAATAATGAGTGGTCGGGTTTTCATCGACGTAGTGAAACCGGGTACGGAAGAATTTAGGTGTTCTGCAGTATGCTGGTCCACATACTCATGAGATGACTTTATTGAGTGATATAAGTTGGGGTACCTAGATTCGTTTAATTTTTCTAATACTGAGAATCCAATATTGTTATTCTCAACAACAACCATACAATTCCCAAATTCTTTGCCTACTTCATTTAACATGTTAGCATACATATCAAGCGTGGGTTTGCCTTGATATTCTCCTACAACTTCTAATGTTTCTAGTTTTATAATATGAAACGTCGAAAAGTCTGCGCCATCGCCGCGGGCAACATCAGCTACGAGTAAATAACTATATGACGAATCATATTCTTCCCAAATCCAAAAGTTTCTATCAAAACCCGTTCTATGTTTAGGTTCTCGAATATTAGTCAGTAACCACTCCATACACTCGGGGTCAATCACAGTTTCGCCTGATGTATTGAAGTTACATTCAAGCTCCTGCGCAATTTGACGTTTGGACATGTTTTTGGTTTCTTTTTTATACCATTCTTCGTCGCGATCTGGATGTACATCCCATGGTAAAGT